TGGGTTTTTAGTTTATGTGCCTAAACAACCTACTACAGATGGCAGTACTTTAATAGCACATGGATCTTCATCAACTCAGTACTTTCCATTAGAAGCAGAGCATTTAATGATCTTAGGTGCAGCTGTTAAATGTTTACAAAGAATTTTATCAGATAAATCATCTGCATTGCCTACAGATATTTCAGGCACATTAACTATGCCTTCTGTACCTGTATCTCCTGTATTGACTTCTAATTCAGTTACCTTTACAGCAACAGCACCTGTATATACTGCTCCAGTATCTTCACCTTCTTTTAATATAGTAGATACGTTTATATCTACCGATGAAGATATTGAATTAGCAGGAGCTAAAATTCAAGAAATCAATACTCAAATAAGCGAGTATCAGGCAAATATACAAAATCAATTAAATGTTTTTAATGATGCCAATGTAGAATATCAGGCTGAGTTACAAAAAGCAATTCAAGATGCTCAATTAGCACAATCAGATGATGCACAGACTTTGCAAAAATATCAAGCTGAAGTACAAAATTATTCATCGCAAGTAAACAAAGCGATACAAGAACGCAATTCTGATATACAAAATTTTAGTGCAAAACTTCAAAAACAAGTTACCGATTATCAATGGAAGCAAGGTCAGTATCAAATGTTAAATGCTGAATATAATCAGGGACTACAAAACTTTATTGGTCGTGTACCAGACCAGAAGAGGAATTAATTATGGCAGATAAAGCAAATGCAAATATTTCAGCATCTATTTTTTTAGATGATTTAAAATCAGAAATGGGAGGTTCGTTTAATTATGAACCTAAAGATGCTAATGATAAATGG